GTGCGGTTATGTTTTGATCTGTCGAGCCGATCACCGCCGATGGCTGCGCCAAGCCAATCGTGTCGCATACATTTTGAATGATCGTTAGAAAGCTCATGCCGCCTCTTTTTTCGGCCTACCGCGTTTTCCATGACTCGGACGTGTTTCCAAGTCATTTTGCAAAGCCGCGATCTGTTCACTTTGCGTGTGAATCAATTCTTCCATCGTTTCGATTTTTATCTGCAACGCAGAGATTTCTTCAGCGGCTTTATTCGTTTCTGCGTTTTCGAGATAGATTTTGGCTTTTTTGACTAAAGCTAAACCGCCCATGCCCAAACGCCGAATGCTGTCCGCGTTCGAATTAGCCAAATCTTCTACGGTTTTGATGCCTGCTTCTTGGCAAGTTCTTAATTGCGCGGGCGTCACACCCGGCCAATGTCGCACATCGGAACCATTCACCGGCATTTCTAGCCCCTGCTTCCAAGCGTCGTATGCTTGCAGATAGTAAGGGATTGGCCGATCACCGCGCCTGTTGCCATTACGCCACTCGTTTAAGAGCTGTTCTGTGACGACTTTCTCGGAAACGAGCGTGCCTTGACTGCCTGCTGGCGTCAATTTTGCATACTCGACATCTTTGTATACCGGCATTCCGGCCTCAATCGATGCGTTTCTGTCTTCATCAGCCCGAAGTTCGAACTCGATATAACAGGGCCGCTCTTCGTTGTCGCCCGGTCTAATGTCTACCATGAAAGCCTCCGCAGATTAAAAAGGTGAGCGCCCCGAAAGTAGGGCGCTCACAATGGAGCTACTTAGGGCCTAATTAAGCAGCGCTTCCGTCATCCATGAATGGATATTGGATCTCGAACTCCGCAAGGCCCGTTGACGGTGTGTCAATTGCCGATGCACCAATAGCTAACTTCACTCGGTCGCCAGAAACAACAGCATCATCAATGCTGCCTGCCGTAGAAGTCGCATAAACGAGTCCGTTATCGACGTAACTAGCGAGACACTTGCCGACACCTTTGCCGTATATCTGATACCAGCCGTACTGGCTGGCAACATTAATTGACATAGCGATGCCGACAGGGCCGATAGCGTTAGCCGCTAACAGCGCTGTGGTGTTGTCGTCTTGATTGAAAGTTACCCATGAGCCAAGCACTGTTGATGCGACGCCCGCGAGATAGATAAACATCCCCGAACCATAAGCCGTTGAAGCGACATCGTTCGCTTGAACGATAGTCCCTAGCGGCTGGTTCTGAGTTGTCGAGGTGTCGGCAATGTTTTGCATACCGACAATGGGGTTTACTATTTGATAGTCAGACATGATTTTCTCCTGATCTGATTATTGCCGGTTAAGCCTTCATCACGCCTTGAAGCGAACGATTGCTCACAGTCATATTGCCCTGCCAGATAATTGGCAGTACTTCGGCGTCCTGATTTACCGATGATTTCTCGGGGACTTCCGTCCAGTTTGCATCTCGATGAGCGCAAACGCCGATGTAATCGGTATTCAAGAAGTATGCGTGTTGATCGGGCATACCCGCTGCCAGACTGTCATATACCACGTCCGCGCCTTTGTATTTAAGCGAAGTCGTGCCGGTTTTCAGATCTGTCGTGTTGGTGTAACGCTGAATGCTGGTTTGGCTGTTGTCGAAGAACGTAAAATACGTGTCATCCATTACAATCAAATCAGGCTGATCATTGTTACGCGTCAGTTGCAACCACAGCGGAAGCATCATGCTCTCAATGGTTGTTGCAGATGGCGTAATTGCACCACCGCCTTGAATCGGCGCGGCTGCTGACTGCAAACCCGACTTCCAAAACGTATACGTAGAGGAGTTGATACCGCCAACTGTTCCGGTGCCTGCATCAGACACTAGCGCTTGCAAACCGTTGATCTGGTTCGCAGCAGTGCCATCCGAATACATATCGCTGGAAAAGTTGTTACCGGCAGTCTTCATCGCGTTTTTCAGCTTGTTTTTGACGAGCTTAATAACGCCTTCCTTACCGGCATTCTGACGAACTTCGAGTCCACTGGCGACGACGTTAATCGCAACCTGTTTCCACGAAAAATTCGCAGCGGTAAACACTTCCGACTGCGCGATGTCTAGCGTGTCATATCCGCTATAGCGTTGGTACGTGCCATTTTCCGCATAATCGAGCGGAACCTGAATTTCCCAGCCACCCGAAATCAGATCAACTCGATCCTTTTCAGTTAGTCGCTGGTGCAACGCGGTGTGGTTACTCACATTATCTGTGACATACTTGTTCTTAAAATGACGATATGTGATCGCCGATATTTCTGTAAAGCTACTATTAGCTGGCATGATTATCCACCTTATTTATCTAAGCTGAAATGCGTTCGTCTACTAGTGCTCCGATAAAATCATCTACATTTTTTGAATGAGCGACAGTCGGCGGCAATGTGCCCGTAGATTGAATGTTAGTACCCCCGGCGCGTCGAGCGTTTGCGGCATTTTCTTTTGCCTTGGCGACGCGTTCCGCGTTCGCCTGCGCTTGGCGATCAATTTCCATCTTGCTCGACACACTTTCGTTAGCCGCTGCGGCCATTTTGTACGCCATGTCAAGATATTGATCGTGCGACAGTCCGGGTTTACTTTCTTTCAATGTAACGACGATAGGGACCATGTCATCATGGAGTTCCTCATAAAACGGATGCTTTGAAGCAAAATCGTTTATGACGCCGGTTACTACTTGGCCTTGCTGCTGTAATTGTTGCTGATTCTGTTGTGCAAGATGATTTTCTTGAGCGGCTAAACGCTGCTGCAAATCAACAATTTGAGGATCGCTAGGGGCTTGTCCCCCAGCCTGTTGGTTAGCTACATCGGCTAAGGATAATCCGCGACTTTCGAGTAAATAGCTCGCGAACCCAATCGGATCTCTTTGCGCATAATCAGATAAAGAAAGCAGCTGTTCGAAACCCTGAGCTACATTCATACCGTTCATGGCAAATTGTTCACGTCTTGAGGCGGCTATTCTGTCGAGATCTTCGTAATATTTCCTATGCTCCGCAACTTCCATGGTTTTTTTCGTGTAATCAGCCTGTTGCTCTTTGTCGCGATCTGATACCCATTTTTGAGCTTCAGGCGGCAAAGTGTAAAATGCTTCACGATCTTCTGCCGACATTGATTGAGGCGCTGTGATGGCCGCGTTAGCGGGTTCAGCTTCCTCTTGTCGGACTTCTGTCGATGCCGATTCGGCTTCAACGGGTTCTGCTGATTGCTCAGCTTCTACGGGTGCGGCAATTTCCGCACGATCCGAAGGTTCTTGGACAGTTTCGGTGGACGCATCTTCGTCATACAGCTCAGCGATAAAATCACCAACCGATTGCTCTGGCTGCTCCGATTGTTCTGCGCCTATTACTGCGTCATCCGCCATAACTGCCTCCTAATTCAATAATCGATTTCACGAGCCGCATCGAGTGCAGCGCGATCAATAGCACGATCTAATTCCGCCTCATAACGCTGACGGCCATGCCGTTTTACGTCTTCAAATTCACCTTTTTCATGAACGCGGCAACCGTGTTTCTCTAAATTCTTTGCGTGCGCTTTTTTCCCGTCGATAATGTCACCCGTAATCGGACATTCATACGGCGCATAATCGCCCTGTACATACGGCCCATCAACACGCTTTTTTCGCACATGCTCCGCTGTTGAGTATCCGGAACGATCCCACTGAATGGCGTCATAGTTGTCTTTGTATGCGCTCATAGTCGCATTATTGCAACATCGGGCCGGTATCATCAACAACAATCGTGGTTTCAGTAACCTCCGGCTCGCCAGCAACTAGCATCGTCGTTTCTGCCAGTGGCAAATTAGTCGCAGACACCACAGATTTTATTCGTTCCATAATTTCTGCTGCTCGATTAAGTGCTTGCTCGGGATCTGTCAGCGTTCCCTCTCCCGCGCTAAATTCCGCCATAATCGTCTTAGCCAACTCTACTTGCCGCTGTTTATCGGCTTCCATCGCCTCGAACTGCATTTTTTCACGCGCTAACATCACATCAGCCTGAATTTTGCTTTCGGGATTCGGCTCTGGCTTTTGCGCCTCAAATTCTTTTAACGCAAGTTCACGTTCCCG